TCCACAGGTTATCCACAGGATATCCACAGGGCAAAGTTATCCACAGGCAGACAAAAGTTATCCACAGGGAGCAAGTGTGAGTATGCCATAGGATACCTACAGGGTGCAGTGCCCTCTACTATACGCGAGGCCAAGTGAAATTTATTTTGAATTATTTTTGATTTAGGGGTTGACACCATGTCAGGACTCTATACAATGGGCAGCAAGCAAGGGGGGAACGGCCTCTCAGATTGATACCTAGCTTCAGCAGTCACCACGGTGGCTTATAGGCTGAAGACGAGGAGGACAGTCCCCTAAGCTCCCCGCGATAGCGGGTTGACTCTCAGGCTTACAAGCCGTGGCAATAGCTGAGAATGAGACCTATCCTAAGCGGGCATATTGAATAACCTAGTGTTGCAACGGGTTAGCCTAGAAAACCTCTCGGGGTATGGTGTAGGGCGTCAAAAACCACCGCAACCAACGGGTTATTCTTTAAAGGGCATTCGCGGTTGAGTGTCTTTTAATGAATAACTAAAAAGGTAAGACAATGAAACACTTCAAACATTCCTATGAGGAATTGCACAAGGTGGGCCAGCGTTACTATTCAGACACTGGATTCTGCTCAGTGATAGCCACAGCGGTTGCCTGTGACTTATCATTCGGTAAGGCGTTGAGCTTCAGCCGTAAAGCAGGACGCAAGCACCGCAAGGGTTCAAGCTTAACTATGGTGCACAGCATGATAGAAATGGGCGGCAAGAAATTAATAAAAATTGATAATTTCGGGGCAACACTTACAACCAGTGAGCGCAACGCCCCTAAGACTGGCCGGTATCTATTCCTGGTCAGTGGACATATCGCAGCAATGCGTGACGGTGTACTTGAAGACTGGTCGAGCGGCGGTAGTCGGCGCAAAATCTTAATAACCTATAAAGTTGAAAATAAATAAACCAAACCACGGAGAAAAATTATGAATTTTAGAATTAAAATTAAAGAAGTATACGGGAAAAAAATGTACTACCCAATTAACAGAGTGGCCGTTACATTCGCAGGCATAGCAGGTACCAAAACTTTATCAGAGACTGTATTGCGAGCCGCTGAGAGCTTGGGTTACAATATCGTAGTGGAGTCCGATAGCTGGAAATAAGGGGGTTGTTTTAACAGATAGCATTGCCAAGGTAGTGCTATCGATTAAACCAATCAACACAACACAACACAACTTAAAAGGTGAGATTATGAGAGCTTCAGACCAGATTAACGTTAATATACTAAAGCGCCATATTATGGGCGAAATAGAGTTGCAAGGTGGATTCCATAATATCCGCCAGTTAAACCACCCCGCAGACCTATACGCCGTAGCGTGGGCGCGTGATTGGCTTGAGGGTCACTGCTACGCTGAACAATACGGAGAGGAAGCCATTAAACAGCTATATAAGGAAGCAAAGGAACAAGCCAGCTACGACGACGAATAAAGGGAGGTTGATTTAACAGGTGGCATTCTGTAGAGTGCTACCGATTAAACCAATCAACACAACACAACATTAAAAGGTGATATTATGAAAATCAGCAATGTAGGCTCGAATATGACGGAATTGTCAACAAATAGCGGAGTAGTGATATTGTTTAGCTACTCAACACCAGTAGCAGCAATGCTACCATCTGGTCAGTATGTTAAGACTAGCGAATGGTATTCACAAACCACAACGCGACATATTAATAAATGGTTGCAGGGTGTCTCTGCTGATGTTGAGACACGTAGCCCAGAGTTTATTTCTAACCTGACAGAGAAGGCGGCATAACGTGGAAACTTACGTAGTGACTTTATACGGTAATAGACCCGGTGCACTTATAAAAGCCGATTACTTAGTCAGCGAGACTAGCGACTACAAAGAGGCACGGGCGAGAGTTAATACCAACGGTGGGTGGGGTAGCATAATATCAAAATCCACCAAGGCGAGGGCGGTTGCGTGCAACGATGAATTTATAGCAGAATCACTGGCGCAAGGCTTGAACATTAAACGGGGGTTTATAGATATTAAAAAAGACGAGGTGACAGCATGAACAGCGCAAAACGTAAACAATTACAACAGGCGGCGCGTCGAGAGGCGCGCTTGAATCTGGCCACCAGTGTAACGGGGTGGTCAATAATAGCAGGCTTGGCAGCGTTTACATTGCCTATAGGTTATAAAGTGTTGATTGTCTTAATGACGATTTAACGGCTTTTAACTATAACCAATAGGGTAGCATGGGTTACCCTGTTAAAACGGCTTAGAATTGATTATATGAGGTATTATAGCTATGAATAGATGCAGAGTGAGTGAAGAGGACAAAACAGACCCGTACTTTAACGGTGAGGAGGGCAAAACAGACCCCGCAATGAACGGTACGGACGCCGAGCGAGAAAGATTTGAGGATATACTGGGAGATATTCAGGGGCTAGTATTCAAACTATACAGGAATAAACACTTTAAACCGGACGAAGATGACTTTGAGGCGGCGGTGCGTTTATACTACGAGTTAAAATACCATACAAAGAGGTTTAAAAAATGATTACAGACAACACAACAGAGAACGACCTACTGGCAGAGACTATTGAGGAACTAGGGCAGAGCCTGACGGAATTACAGCAGGTTATTGCGGACATTAAAGAGCAGGTAAACTATCGCACGGAGGTTGACTGATGGAACAATTAGAGCAGAAAATCATTGCATGGCACAAGGCGCGAAACCTGATTGAGGGGAGTAGCGACCACCAGCAATTCGAGAAGCTGTTGGAAGAGGTTGAAGAACTACGATTAAATATTATGAACAGCCAACCGATTGTCGATGACGTAGGAGATATAGTAGTAGTGTTAATCAACCTCTGTGAGCGTAATGGTTTGACCCTTGAGGAGTGCATGACGCACGCTTACAACGATATTAAAGACAGACGGGGACAGATGGTCGATGGGCTGTTTGTTAAAGAGAGAAGAGACGAGAGCGGGAGTATTTTATGAATTTACAACAAATTTTTGATAAAGCAGCCAGTCACCTGTTAAAGCAAGGTGAAAAATCCTTTATAGGAGATAGCGAACACGAGTGTGCCTACAGAGGTAATAACGGATTAATGTGCGCTGTAGGCTGCCTCATTGATGATGCCTACTACGACTTGTCTACGGAGGGAGAGGCAGTTGATGATTCAGAAGAGGTTAGGGAAGCATTAGAAAAAAGTGGTATAGATTTCCATAGCAATGCCCCAGTTCTTAGCCTTTTGTCAAATTTACAATGGATTCACGATTCTGAAGATGTCGATGATTGGCCTTATCATTTGGACAAGGTAGCCGATAATTTCAAACTAAATAAAAACTACACGGGAGTAAGTAAAGATGCAATTTAACGTAGCAGGCATGTATTTAAACGTAGAGCCACGGTTCGGCATTGGGTTGGACGTAGAGAGCGTACAGAGTCGCCCGGTGTGGACTCTATCCCTTGAGGGAGACATGAGAGCCATGGCGTTTGACGGTTTGGTAGTGTTGTTACCCTTTATTATCATAACACTGGGCAACGTATGGGCTGAAGAGGGGGATTTCTAATGCTGTTGACAATAGCAGGAACCGGGATTATACTCTGGTTACTTTATATAATAGATAGGGAGCTGGACAATGAGCAAGATTAAAGAGCAGTTGATAGGGTACGAGCAGAGCGACTGGCTGAGCGACGACGACCACGTTAGAATCACTGAGGTTGAGGAGTATTTATTCTACGCTATGACAGTATCAGAGATGCAACAGGCAGCACGACAGCACATACGCCACGACCTGTACACGACATCTAAGGAGGATTTTGACAAGATACACTACGACACCATAGGAGTGCATACAAAATGAGCAGGTGCAAAGCATGTGACGCTATACTTACTGAGTCGGAGCTGAGGAAGGTAGACTTTAACACTAACGAACATTTGGACTTATGCTATAACTGCGCAGTAGTGTCTAATCTGGCATTACTACAGGAGGACGATAGGATAGACCAGTCGATAGATGAAACTTTACGTGACTTAGGGTTTGACTTGTCCAACAATTAATGATATAATAATACTATAGTAAGTTATTTTGTTAAATACTACAAGATAACAAACTAAAGTAAACTTAAGTAGTAAACTAAAACCAACGATAGGAAAATTGATATGACAGCACAAGTATTAGAAGGTCTGGTAGCATTCGAGAATCTCGGTGAGCATGAGATGTACAACGGTCAGTCCACCGGTAAGTTCTCTCTGGTATTGTCTTTGGATGATGCAGACGCCGCTTCACTGGTCGTAGCAGGTGTCAAACTGCGTGAGTACGAAGGCGTTAAGCAGCGTAAGTTTGCCAGTAAGTTTGAGGTAGGTGTTTTAAACGCAGATGGCACGGCATTTGAAGGTCGTATCCCACGAGGCTCCAAAGTACGTATCCTCTGGCAGGAAGGGTCTCCCCACCCGGTACACGGGACGTCCACCTACCTCAATAAGGTGAAGGTCTTGGAGGTCGCAGAGCAGGAGGAGGTAGCGGACTTTTAACTATGGACAAGTCTACCTTTCTAAAGCATGAGTCGTGCCCTAAGTGCGGCTCCGCTAACAACTTAGCAAGGTACTCAGACGGTCACGCACACTGTTTCAGTAACGGTTGCGGATACTACGAGAGAGGCAACGGAACTGCCTCAGACTTTGCACCACGTACACCTACACGGGCATTCGAGATGACAGGAGTTATAGCAGCAATCCCCGACAGGAGAATATCACAAGGTGTCGCACAGAAGTTTGGCGTCACTGTAGAGTTCTCACCAACGGGACAAATTGTAAAGCATCACTATCCTTACTACGACAAGGATACCAATAAGCCGACAGGGACGAAGGTTAGACAAGTAGAGACCAAGGGATTCTACGCAACAGGTAACTTTGATAACGTAGGCTTGTTTGGTCAGCAAGCATTCAGGGAAGGCGGTAAGTACATTACCATTACCGAGGGAGAAGCGGACGCACTGGCAGTCAGTGAGATGTTCGACGGCAAGTGGCCTGTAGTGTCCATCAGGTCAGGTGCGGCAGGAGCCAGTAAGGACATTAAAGCCAACTTGGAATGGCTTGAGACGTTCGACAATGTTGTTGTGTGTTTCGACAACGACAAGGCAGGACAGGAGGCAGCACAGTCAGTACTAGGATTGTTCACCCCCAACAAGGCCAAGAACGTAGTACTACCCTTGAAGGACGCAGGGGATATGCTCAAGGCCAAGAAGGTACAGGAGTTCACACGGGCATGGTGGGACGCTAAAGCCTACAGACCGGACGGTATTGTCTCAGGGTTGGACACATGGGATATGTTGCAGGAGCAGAAGGACGTTAAGTCCATACCGTATCCTTGGGCTTGTTTGAATGAGTACACGCACGGGTTCAGGCCAAGGGAACTGGTAACGATAACGTCAGGGTCGGGCATGGGTAAGTCTCAGATTATGCGAGAGCTTGAGCATTACCTATTGAAGAACACCGAGGACAACGTAGGTATCCTAGCATTGGAGGAGGACGTACCTAAAACCACGCTGGGTATTATGTCCATTGAGGCTAACAAGCAGCTACACTTACCGGACGTTAAGGAGTCGCTGGTAGAGGGAGAGGAACGGGGTTACTGGGAGAAGACATTCGGGCTAGACAGGATACACTTACTCGACCACTTCGGCAGCACCAGTGAGGACGACTTGCTAGGACGCATCAGGTACATGGCTAAGGGCTTGGACTGCAAATGGATTATCCTTGACCACCTCAGCATTGTAGTGTCAGACCAAGCGCAGGGTGATGAGCGCAAGGCAATCGACAGCATTATGACCAACCTACGGAAGATAGTGCAGGAGACAGGAGTCGGGTTATTCTTGGTGTCACACCTCAGACGACCATCAGGACAGAAGGCGCATGAGGACGGAGGCAAGATTAGCTTAGGAGAGCTACGAGGTTCAGCAGCCATCGCACAGTTGAGTGACATGGTGATTGGACTTGAACGAGACCAGCAACACGCAGACCCGGACACACGCAACACTACATGCGTAAGAGTCCTGAAGAATCGGTTTGTTGGACTCACAGGGGCGGCTTGTTACCTGTACTACGATAAACAGTCAGGCCGTATGATTGAGACAGCGTGTCCTACTGAGGACAATGTGGAGTTCTAACATGGTTAATAGAGTCGGTCAGTATCAGATTACAGAGACAGACATTGCAGACCCCGAGATGATAGACGAAGCAATAAATGAGTTAAAGAGATTGGGCAAGAAGAAAATATATCCGTATGGCGCAGGTCAGATATGCTTTCACCACAGGAATTGTTACTTCTTTATTTCCCCTCATACAATGAAGTGGACACCTAGACACAAAGCACATTGTAAGTGGTATGCAGGTTGCAACAGCATTGAGGAAATTTTTAGTTCTATTAATGGGTGGTGTGACTATAGAGATAGGAAGCGGCAGGAGTCCTCGATATAGTATGACGCATAATTACTTACGTAAGAGGCAGTAGGATATATCATTATGAAGCAGATAGTCTTTGACATTGAAGCTAATGGGCTTAACCCTGATAAGGTTTGGTGCATTATAGCCTACGAG